CCGGACTGCCATACCGCGTCGAAGGGCGAAACTTTGCCACGCTTGCGGAAGCCAGCGCTTATGCGAACTGGATTGCGAAAGTGAGCGGCCTTATTGTGGCTGTCGAAGGGGGTGAACAGTGAATTTCATTATCGAACTAAGCCAAGCCGAATTGGGCATTGCTTGGATTGCTTTGCGGGAGTTCCAACGTACCGCGGAGGACGGCTGCAATCACAAAGATGCCCAAATCCGAGCGTTCGCCCGCAAGGAATTGGAAGCGGCCAAGTCGGCCATGCGTAAGCTAATTGAAGCGCAACAGTGAAAGGGTATTGCTATGCATAAGCTACACGCACACGACACTGAGTACATTGTCACCGTAATGTCCGCGGAGTTATTCATTTTCTGTAAAGCGAACGATCTGCCATTTGAAAGCGCCGATGAACTTGCCATGCGCGAGAACTTGACCGACTTTCAACTCGGCTGGCTTGTTTCTTACTGCAAAATTTGGGAAGCACTTATCAATTAAAAGGGGATCAGACAATGACACAGGCCAATGCCCTGACCTGCGCTTTGATATTAGCAATCACCGCGCACACAGAAGAACAGTCCGATCGAGCGACAGCGCTTTGCTGCTACTTGTCCACAGGACTAACCGAAGCAGAAGTCGAGGCTTGCAAAGCAAAAAGTCTTGAATGGATAGCTATTGATGCGGAGATTAGACGATGAAAACATTACCGGAGATTCAGAACCTCGCTGCAACCCTCGCGGAGATGCACTTCTATGAGGACTATGACGACAAGACCGCCTGGGAGCCATACGAAAGCTATCACGAAGAGTGGGTAAAAGAACAGATGGATAACATGGCCGAGATGCTGGTCCGGATCATGTTGTGGGCGCAATCCGACAAGCTAACAGGATAATGTAAGGAGATTAGACAATGACACCGGAAGAAAAGAAGAAAGCGTACGCCCGCGCGTACTATCTCGCCAACAAGGAAAAGATTCAAGCACGGGTATATGCTTGGAAGAAGGCAAACGAAGAACACACTAAGCAATATTTCAAGGAGCATAGAGCTAAGAACAAAGAGAGGCTGAGCGAAATCGGTAAAATTTATCGTGAAAAAAAGAAAGATGTATTAAGTGAAAAGAGGCGCGCTTATTATCTTGTAAACAAGGAGCGGCACAACGCAACCACCCGAGCGTATTACCATGCCAACAAGGAAAGAGCTAACGAATATTCAAAGCAGTATCGTCAAGCGCACAGCGAACGATTGAAAGAAAAAAGCCGGATTTATCGTGAGCAAAATGCAGAAAAGCTAAAGGCAAAACAGCGGGAGTACACCGCCGCAAGCAAGGAAAAGCGGAGGGAATATCTCAAAGCCAACAAAGAAAAATTACAGCCAGCGATTGTTAGATATCAGACGGAGTATTACCAAGCCAATCGCGAAACGCTCATGCAACGCAGCAGAGAGTATGCGAAAGCGCATCCGGAAAAAATGGCCGCACAAAAAGCGAAGCGCAAAGCCGCGCGATTGCAGCGGACCCCGAAGTGGTTGACCGATGAGGACTTTGCAAAGATAGATGCCACGTATTTACAGGCTCAGCAACTGTGGCAAACGACAGGGATTCGGCACCATGTAGATCACATTATCCCGCTGCGAGGCAAGAAAGTATCGGGACTTCATGTGCCCTCAAACCTGCGCGTCATACCTGCTTCTGAGAATCTCAGCAAGCATAATAAATTTGAGGTTGGCGCTGATACTGCTATCCTGCAAGCATGACTGACCACCGAGCCATGTTTACCCTGTACCTGATCGAGAACGAACTCGGTCAGGTCAGGGTAATTTCAGACTACAGCGGGGAGGGTGACCGCTGTCTAGCCCTGGGCGTCGAGATCATGCAGTCACTCGCCACGATCCAGCCATTCACAGGCGGCGATTTGACACTAGCCATGCCATCGCGGAGTGACATCGAGCATTAACGATTGCAAGCTCTGGCTGAAAGCGAACAGCCCTGAGCGCCGGTGATAATCGTTGGCGTCCTCCCCGACTACATCAGACATCCAAGACGGCCAACCGATATCCGCAGCGGCCTGTTGCCCCGTCCCTGATTTGTCATTGTCAGCAATCACCAACCCCGACTCGAGTCCCGAAGCCACGCGGACCATGTTCCCTGCCGAGAAACAGCAGTGGATTGTGTACCTCCGTTTCATCTGCTTCATGGCCGCACGTACAGACAGAGCCGTGGCATAGCCTTCGCAGACGATATTGATTCCCTTATTGTCAAAGCTGAATGCTGCACCGGACGTGCGCTGACCGTACAAAAATTTCTTGGTGCCGTCCTCCCAAATCTGTTGAAGACCTACCAAAGATTTGCCAAGGCGCATCGGGATCAACAGGACCGGCTTGTTCTCTATGTTCAATACCGAACCCTGTTCATCGGGGAATCCCTTAGCTTCTAGGTATGCGTGGCTACGGTACCCTGATTCATTCAGCATACGGACTGCTTTGCTGACCGCCTCGGTTGCCAGCTTCTTGCGCTCCTGCTCCGCCCGCACTTGGCTAATGATGATTGACCGCATGTCAGGCATGTTCACGCGGCTACCAGGCTCCGGCTTCCACAGGCTGACAACGGTAGATGTCGCATGGTTCTGCACAAATCCATGATCCCCCATGTACTTGACCGCCCCGTTCTTCTTGCGCGGGTGATCCTCTGTTGGGTAGCGTTTCCAAGATCCGACTGGTGGCAGAGCGTTGATGATGATGCCGTGACCACGGCAGAAATCTAGAAAGTCCATGTCAGTCCCCACAAAAGCAAGAGATAGACTCCTCATCGGTGAAGAGCGTAGCCTGTTCATCTGTAAACTTTGCCATCGCTGCGTAAGATGGTCTGTCATTTCTAAACCTGCCGCCGTCACCTGTCGCAAGCTTGCTTGACTGCACCATGGTTTCCATCTTTGCCCACCACACTGCGCGGTCTGGCTTCTCGGCAATCAAACTTAGGATGATGTTGCCACCCTTTAAAAAGCATAGATCACAGTTACCATGCAGCGTCTTGCCGCCGATGTTGGATAGCTTGAGATCGAATGAATGTGCTTTCCAGAACCGGCCAACATCTGCCGCGGTGATGCCTGCGGTTACCAGTGGAACTCTGCTTCGATCCACCTTCGCAGCTCTACGCATTTCATCCGCGCGGATACCCATCCAATCCTGTGTTTCGTTATGGTCATCCCACCCAATAGATTTAAGATACCTGTGGATGGTACGAATCTTTAATTCAATGGTGCAAAATCTGGTAACGGGGTTTGGCAAATACTTTTTCTTGATGATCAGCTGCTCGAACGGTTCCCCGTTACGGCTGGCCGTTTCAAAGTCCACCACCTTGAATCTGTCCTTGGTTTTCTCTGCATCCTGGTACTCAAGCCAATGAATCTTGACGCCCCAGTTGATGCCGCAGTCACGCACAAACTCGAGCGTGGCTTCCTCTTCCTTGCCTGTATTGGCAAAGCAAACGATGGCCTGATCAGGCAAGCCACCGTTGGATTGCAGCACCCGCCACAGCAGGTACGCACTGGTCCTGCCGCCAGAGAATGAAATGCAGGTCGGCTCGTCGATAATAAATGGATCCCGCATTACCCTCTCCCTATGGATCGCAAGAAAGCTTTAAGTTTCTTCTGGATGAACTTCCTAGTTTCTAATGATGGTTCCTGCGGGTTGATGTCTACCAATCCTCGCGGCCACACGCCGAACTTGTCTTTGTATGTATGCGAAGCCCGCCCCTTGTTCCAGCCTTCGTACCGGATCAGATACTGCAACTCATTCCAAAACTCTTGCTTGCTTGTGCGGGATCCTGTCTCGGTTAGCTCAATCATCTCACCCTGGACAGAGACAACTTTGTTCTTCCGCTCCCGCACATGGCCGCAGTTATAACAAGTGTCGGAACTCTTCGGCCACAGCGCTGCACACTTCGGGCATTTGCTTTCTTCTTTGACCTTTTCGCTCGGCTCCCGCTTGGGTTTCTCTTTGCCCTCATCAAGCCTGTCGACACCCTGCTCGAAGACATCATCCCAATCCTCGCGGAACCGTAGGTAGTTGCCGCTATGATCTAGCCAGACCGCGAACTCTTTACCCTCATGTCCGCGCATGACGCGCCCCATCTGCTGGATGTGTGACGATAAGCTCTTGGAAAATGGACGCGCAGACACGCCGATCATTACGTCAGGCACATCAAACCCTTTGGTCAAGATGTCCGTTGCGATCAAGCCGGTGATCTTGGTATCTGGTTTGCTGAAGTCTTCAATGACTTGTTTCTTCCACTCTTCATCATCTTTGTAGCTGATGCAGATAAAGTTGTAGCCCTCTGCCTGAAACTTACGAGCCAAGTGCGCTCCGTGGTCTACACCCGAAGCAAAGACAATCGTCTTCACTGGCTTATTAAATATCTGGTACGTCTTAGCAACCCACTCGGCTACCACGTCACCGGTAATCTTCATGCCCCGCGTTGATGCTTCAGCCTGTGACCATTCGCCGGCCACCTTTTTGGCACCGGTCATGTCAATTTCTTTGGCGATGAATACCCGCAGCGGCACTAGTATCTTGTCATTCACTAGCTGCTGGGTGGTAACAGTACTGACTACGTTGTCATAGATTTTGCCAAGACCCTTGGTGAACGGTGTCGCAGTCAATCCAACTACGCGGATGTCTGGATTGTTCCTGATGAATTCGATAGTCTGTTCGCGCGTCTGGTGCGCTTCATCTACAATCAGTAGATTCAAACCAGGGAACGAGCCACGCTTCTCAAGCGTCTGCGCCGAGCAAACTTGTAGCTGTTCGTAGGGACGATAGCGCCAATGACCAGCCTGCATGACGCCGTGATCTATCTTGTATTTCTCTAATCGTTTGGATGTTTGATCGCACAACACGATACGATCAAGAAGCATGGCCGCCTTGTTGCCTTTGGCTTTCGTCGCTCGCATGAGTTCGATTGCCATCTCGGTTTTGCCTGCCCCAGTAGGTGCATAAAGAATCTGCGCCCGCTTACCCTCTGCGAATCCTTGGCGTAAAGCAGTTAACGTCTGCTCTTGATAAGAGCGAAGATTGAGTGTCATAAATCCCCTTCACTACCAGCACTGGCCCGCTGGCTTGGGCATCTGTAATTCTATCCTTTCGCCGATCCATCTCATCACCGGCACAGCCATTGAATTTCCCAATGCTTTGTAGCGTGGACCATCAGGAGAATCTATCGCCTTGCGCCACGGTATGTTGGTGTAGTTATCTGGGAATCCTTGCAGCCGCTCACATTCCACCGGAGTCAATCGACGTACGGCCATGCTTGCAGCGTGTACGGCAGCCACCAGATCGGTAGCACCCTTGTAGTCACGCGCCTTCATCGCGCTGGCCGTACCATCATCTGCGTATTCACCAAACGCTACCATGCGCACAGCAATCACTGGATCTTGTCCTCGTGTATCTCCAGCTCGTTCGACTCCTCTGCCACTGCTTGTAAGGCATGGCGCAGTTGCGTGGGCAATTGTTTCCCTCGTTTCTCGGCGCGGCGCAGGATGCCCGAGCAGGCTTTCGCGCTCAAAAAGAACCGCTGCGGCAGGTCGCCAGTCTCCAAGGTATCCGACAACGAACACACGACGGCGTCGCTGAGCCACTCCGAAGTACTGAGCGTCAAGCACTCTGTATGCGAACCCATACCCGAGTTCTGCCAGCGCCCCGAGGAAGGAACCAAAGTCCCGTCCTCCGCTACTACTGAGGACACCCGGCACGTTTTCCCATAGGCACCACTGGGGTCTAAGCCTGTCAAGAATTCCAACATAGGTGAGGGCAAGGTTCCCTCGGGGGTCTTCGAGTCCACGCCTGAGTCCGGCGACGGAAAAAGATTGGCAAGGTGTTCCACCGACCAGAAGGTCAACTGTTCCAGCTTGGACATTCCACTCCTTATACTTGGTCATGTCCCCCAAGTTGGGGACATCAGGGTAATGGTGCGCCAGCACCGCAGCGGGGAACGCTTCGATCTCCGAGAAACCCACCGGCTGCCAGCCAAGTGGGTGCCACGCTGCCGTCGCCGCCTCGATGCCGGAGCATACCGACAGGTACCTCATCCCTCAAGCTTCTTCAGTTTCTTCTGAAGCATGGCAACCTGCTTCATGAGCTGGGCATTCTCCGCTTGGAACTGATCACGGCTGTTCTTCACCGCCTTCAGTTCTATTTCCAGCACCCTGATCTGCGCCCGTAAATCCTTGATGATCGACTCGGCCTTTTCTTTTTGAATGTCATCCGTGCTAGCAGCCATGGCAACAGTTAGCTGATCCTGCAACTCTTCATTCTCTTTCTGCAATTCCTGCACGGCAAACTTCATGGTCTCGGCCTCGATGTCTGCCGCGCTCATCTCTGCCTGTGGCTCTTCTTGCTTCTCCGTTGGTTGCTGGATACGCGTAGTCTCTTTGCCGCGCATGGTCATCTTGGTGACGGCCTTTTCTGCACCAAGTTCCTTGCGTAGGTTCTGAACCAGCGTGTGGCTAACGCCGCACTGTCTTGCAATCTCACGGTCGGACCATTCCTGCCATTCAATATCAGACAGCATGGCGGTCACCGCTTTGCGCTTATCTGCTGCCGTCCTGCGCAGGCCATGAGTACCGTTAGCCGAGAACGAAAACAGGATCGCATCGCGCAACGTACCCTGCTTTACATCGCAGGTAATGCCTGGGCTACCTGCCTTCTTGGCGGCGAAGAATCTGTGGAAACCATCAGCAAGGAAATAATCTAGGCCGTCATGGAATACGGTGACGGGCGGGAACTTGTCCCCCTCTTTCATCCGGTCTGCATACTCCGCGATGACGGCTTCATCAATCTTTGCGCGGGACTGTGTGCCAGCGTTTGTAACAATTTTGGTTAGGCTAATGTTCATTCTTCATCACTCCAGAAAAAAGCTATTACTGCAAGCAGCGCGATTAATAAAAACAATCCCGCCCCGACTAACGCACCGGCTGCGAATGGCAGGTGCGTGAGAAAAGGTTGATAGTTCATAAGAGTAGATACCTATAAACAGGGTTGACTTGGCTAAGATTCTCTCGGTCGTTGCGACTCCACTGTGCCGCGTTGACCATCGCCACCGACGGACATGACCAGTTAAACTTGGCCTCCAGCATGGTGAGGAAAGTCTGGAACTCCGTGACCACGGACCTGCTGAAGTCCTGCTGCCCCCTCTCAACAACATCAGGCTCCCCTGCCTTGATCATCTGCGCCAAGGCAGGATCGTCAGACAGAATGTGCCGCTCCCGAACGAACCGCGCCATCCAGTTTAATTCCCGCCAGATCAGCGGAGCAGGCGGCAGGATAGTATCAACCCGTAGCGCATCCAATCCACGAAGGTAGATGGTGCCGATGTCGGGCGGTCGCACAAATGAACTGGCAACGCACTCATTGATGGCGTAGCTGATCTCGTTATACCAACCCTCTTTGAGACAGGCAAACTCCGCTGCTTGCGCCTCCGATGCTTTCAACCAGTGGTCGCGCATAGCATCAAAGTGACTCGGCACCATGTCGCCGCGGGTGAACTCGAACACATCGGCGAAGATGTCCTCGAACGGCTCCTCGTACCGCCACCAATCACCATCAAGGTCCACCCGCAGGCCGAAGCCCGTGACCTCAGCGTAGATAGCCGCGGTGACAATGTCCTCGATGATCTCGAACGCCCGCCTACCCTTTGGCCGATAGCTTATGTGGCCGTGCATCAGCCTGCCGCCCGGAGTAATCAGCCTGTGGGCGAACCCAGTGTAGGTGTACCACTGGTCTTCGTCGATACCCCACTGCCGGTTAGCACGCTCGAACCCGAGACAGCCAACCAACTCCTGCTTGTAGATCAGGTTATCTGGCAACTCCTCCGGCAGCATGGCCTCAATCTCTTCCCATTCGAAGGTATGCCAGACCGCCATACGCGCCGCTATGGCTGCGATTCTTGGGTCGCGGGGGTATTTCCTAGCCAGCTCTATCAGGGTCTCTGTGCCGAGCCACGGCTTCGTTGCGAACCCGCTGGATATCGTGCCGATAAACTGGCCGACATCCATCGAGTATTCCGTAACGTCGCTCGGCGTTCGACGGCGGCTGAATTGAATCACTTTATCCTCCCTATGCGTATCTTGCCTTTGGTGACATGCCACTGGTTCTTTGCGTGATTGCGTTCAAGATCGTGATGCAACAGTCCTTGGCGCACCCTGTCCATCCTTGATGCACGCATCAGTTTTTCTCGATCCCTACTGCCCGTTCGCTGACTATCCAAGTTACCCAGCAGATTAAGTGTCTCAATGTCTTGGCTTCGGTCTGTATCCCATAGCCGATCTGCTAGCGGCTTTAGGTACAGACCCACGAATGTTTGCACGCGCATCTTGCTAGTCGGCGGCTGGCGCAACAACGTCTTGTCGGGTATCTCAATGCCCAGGCCTCTGAGCCACCACCATAAATGCCCGACAGTTTTGTCCTGCCGAAACGCCTTGATCAACATCGCGTCGTAGAGTCGCTGCTTATCCATGCAAGATCCGCTCGGCTATCTCGTCTGCCGGCAACTCTCGGCAAGCGTGGCAGATCAGCGCCGCCCGCTCCCGCTCTTCCTCAATCACCGCCGCAGCAAACTGGCGCAGGTCGTGGATCGTGTTCGACAAACCCCGCACATTCCAACGGTTCGCCTTCTCGTACAACCGAATCACATCTTCATCTGTCATCTCTATCTCCTATATCTAGGGATCATGTACTTCTACATCTAGTGTATGTCAACACATGGTTCTGGTCAACAGTCATGTATTGTGTGTCCGGCGTTTAGTTCCCCCATGGGTGATAGCCCCCTCCTTGCGGAGCACTGTTGGGGGTATCCTCCCTGCCCAGACCAGCAATGATGAGCTGATCCTAGCAATCCCAGAAGGCAGCGATTATCTCGATGGAAGGTATGTCTCACCACTGGCCCTTCCGTCTTGTGCAATCCCTCGCTGACAGGTTGCGTGGCTCGCAGGCGGGTGAGACCTCGGCCAGTGTTCTCTCTTCGGCAGCCCATGCAGGCTCTCTGCTATCGTGGAAGGTACGGTCAGAAGAGAGCGGCCATGAAAAAACCCTCAAGGCTTGGCTCTCCGTGTGACGGCACGTTCCCCGAAGGGTGAGAACCAAAGCTTGAGGGCTTCAGTTGATTGTCTCTGCCGTCACAGTGACGCGCACAGTGTAGGACAGTATGAGACGGGATGCAAGCCCCGTCTTTCCGGGGTGTCAGTTGGCTCTATCCTCGACGACTCGTTTGTCGAATCCAACTGCACAAAGATATCAAAGACCTACTCGCTACGTCTGGCGCTTTCTCTCATCCGGTGGTGTGTCCGGGAACTCACCAGCATCCGCTTTCAGTCACATGTAATTATACAGGAACAACCTATGGCAAAAAAATACCCCGGTAGGGGAGGAACCGGGGTCAAATAGCAGCGTGTCGCCACTGTCGCCTAAACTAGGGGGTGCCACCGACGGCTGCGGTTAAGCACTGAGAGAGAGGTTCCGCCAGCGCACCCGCAGCAACAATACCCCATCCCACTATACCCCGCAACTTGTCAATCTATAAACATGGCAACATTGCCAAGTTGCACATTTAATATCTTGCTATGCAACACATGGTTCCTGTATGCTATTAGCTGTTGACATGATCTACATCTAGGACTAGGATTGCATTTGGGAGGGAGATATGAGTTTAGAGGTTCCGGTCAAGGTGCGGTTCTGCACCAGTTGCCAAGCGTATCGAGAAGAGGCCACGGGTGAGATGCGCATCAAACCTAGGGCGCGGCGGTGGATATGTCGAGCCTGCTTAGATCGCAAGAGCGAGAGCATCTATCGAAACACGAACAAGGAGAAGCGGGTATGAGAAAGGTGAAGCTGTTTGTAATAGGCGCGCTTATCTGCGGCGCGGTTCATGCAGAGGAATGGTGGGAGGCCAGCACTCAAGCTGGCGGCAGAATCATCCTGACCACGCAGACCGCAGACTGGTGCCC